CTGATTCTTCTTGAATAAAGTAAAAGAAAAGGAAAACTAACCCCGCAAGAAAAAACAAACACAATGAACGACAATATACTACCCGTCAATAACTGTAAAGCCAAAGATTCTGCTAGTGCAGGTTGTATGGTGCAACTTGTTAATCGTGAAAAAACACTTCGACAAGAGCTTAAGACAATTTTAAATCCAAAACGTGGAGACATATATGCTAATGAATTTGGAACGTCTTTTATGCTTATCAATGGTAAAAAAGCGTTACGAATGACAACAGACAAAAGCCCAGATGTTCGTCATTGCCTTAAAACATGGATTGACGTAACGGAAGATCCCTATATGAGCAAAGTAGCAACAGTCAATACAGTTTTATCGTCTCTTGGTTTAATAGCTAACGATGAGCGCACGCACGGTGCGCGAAAGGAGAATCTATGAAAAAGAAATTGAAAAGATTAAGCACCGTTGCTGTGGCACGCCTTGTTCGCTTCTTGGATTCTCTAGTAGCCAAAGCGCCTTCCTTTATCGGTGTGGTAGGTAGTGGTCGAACCATTGAGAACCTCAGGATATACGTGGATATAATCCCACACGAAGTCTCCAACATTATGCGCCACTCCTTCGATGATGCTGCCGTGAATTGTCGATTGGTAGATGATGCCGTCGGCTACGAGACCAGCCACGACGCCATTCTCAATGCGGAGCAAATTGGCGCGAGTATTCTCAACGACGTAATACCTCAAAATCTGCTTCTCGTCTTCGGTCAAACGCTGCAATCGCTTGATGATGCCCTTGTGGAATTCCCTCTTCCGCCAGAATCGCTTGATCCAATCAAGCCCCCCACCGCCGAGAGCTACCAGCAAAAGGATAATCGAGGACAAAAAAAGAATCCCAAGAATTGCGCGGTGATCCTTTGCAAACTGCGGAAGCCCGAGAGTCTCTTGGAACTTCGTGCCGCCAAAAAGTATGAGGCCCGCCACCAAGCCAATCGCTGTGAGGTATCGTGGGGTGAGCTTGAGGAACTCAAAAAGCGGCTTAAAAAAGTCAGGCATTTGTCTGTAGCGAACGCCCATGTGGAGGCACGCGACTAATGGGCATGGCAATCACCTACGACTCCACCGCGTTGCCTCGCACGCCTTGTTCTGGCGGGCATGGATGCCGCTTCTCTGGACACAAGCGGACATCACCAGCGGGCGGAAACCGTCACAACGTCTCGGTGATCGTGGCGGAATGCTCATGCGGAAAACTCCGCGCCAAATGCCCCGAAAAACTCACCTACTGGGACAAGCGATGGATCGCCCGCGTGAACCATCGGATTGATTGCCAGAACAGCCAAGATCACTGACGCTTGCGTTCAGTGTATCGACCTGTTCAAACAGAAGAACCGTAGAGGAATTAACCCCTACGGCTCTTTGAACACACAAACACGCCGAAAAACAAAACGGCAAAGCAATAAAAGCAGAGAGTGTTGAAATGTCAACCTTCTTTTTTCAACAAAGATAGAAGCTCATCCAATGTTGACACGCTGCCAACAATCTTCATTACTTCGTTGGTATCTACGCACTGGCGAAGATCAGCAAAGAATCTCTCGCGCTCGTCTTGGATGAACTGGATGATTGCTTTGAACTCGTCTCGGTCAGATAGAGCCTCAACTGCTTGCTGGATGGTTGGTTTAGGTAATGGTGTCATGTTATTTTATTGATTTGTTTTTCATTCCGATAGCAGACATGACGGATTGGCTAAGTGTTGGCTTCTGAGTTGATTGGGTAATCTTTTCCATTAACTTGTTTGCAAAGGACTGCTGTTCTGGAGTTGCCATAGCACTTGAATCACCAGTCAAAACTCTAGCTACAATAGTTTCTTTGAGTGCTTGCGGGTTGCCTCCATATTCAGTCCCAGCAAACGCCTTAGATTGATCCTTAGTTACATCAAAAGGGATTTTTGTTTTATTGTCACGCATCCATAGACGAATAGCCTCATTCTTTGCTACTTGCATTTTCTCTTGTTCTTTAAGTGCAGAGTATGGATTCAATACTATTTTCCCGTCTTCTGCTGCCATTCCACCTACTTCTGGGCGACCTTTGAAGAACTTATCTTCTCCAGTAAATGGTTTTCTGATTTGATACCCATAGATAGATTGAGGCTCCATAGGGATTATGCTTTTCTTCTGAAAGGCGTTACTAAGTAATGGCAAATTCGGCATAGAGTTATTTCATTGATTTGTTTCCACGGCACTTCCATTTGCGGCGTGACAGGTTATTTGGTGAATTCTTATCACTACGCCAGTCTCCTTTGATGGCATTTGACCTAGCGCAATATGCGTCGCCTTTAGCCGTGCCTGGACGAATCCGATCACCGCCATCTGCAGCCTTACCAGCTTGCCCAAACTTTACGGTTCTCTTGCGTCCCGTAGCTGGATTCGTGACTACTTTTGTAAATCGCTTTTGCATTATGGTTCAATTAGGTATTCGCACTCAAATGCAATAATCGGTGGAGCTTCAATCAAAGAATAGTATTCAGGCTTTGAAGCAGTTCTACGCAAGCAAGTCTCGCAACCTTCACGCCAGTCCCACTCACCATCTTCATCAAACCCTACGCCATTGCATCGGTCCATGTCATCTGAGAGTCTGTTCATTTTTTCTTGGCGGTCTTAGCTGAGTCGCGAAAGTCTTTTGCAGTCGGGGCTTTCTTGCTGCCAACTTTGTTCATCTTTTCTCCGCTACCTGCTGCGATGCGTTTGCGTTTAGCTGCGATGTTGCTATACAGTCCTTGTTTCATATTGTTATTGTTCCATTCCTTGGGTTGTCATCCCGCCCATTTCGGCTGGAGCTGTTCCGATTCGACCAATCTCAGCGTTCTGAGCCTGTTGTAGCTGGAATTGATACTGTCCCATGTATTTCTGCAAGCGACCTGCAAAAGCCTCGTCAGACTGCGCTCTAGCCGCAACATCGGGCTGCTGGACGTATGCCTGAACCATCTGCATAGCAATCTGCGCTCCATTCGGTTGAGCGGGCACTTCGATACCAGCAAAGATTTTAGCAAGGTCATCGGTGACGTTCTTCTGAACTTTCTGCTGTGCCTCTTCAACTGGTTGGAGAACGTAGTCAGCAAAGATAGGATTGATCGAAGATGCAGCAAACTCAAGAAGCTTGTTTACATCCATGATGCCATTACGATCCAACTGAACCAACTGAACCATGTTCTTCAACTGCGTCTCTGATGTTTCAGGATCATTCGATAATGAATCAAAGGAAACCACAATCGAAAAGTTCTCATCTGGGCTACCCTTGGTCATCACTTGTGGGTTTGGATTACCAGTTACTTGGAAGAAAACCTCATCTGGCCCCATTCTCTGATACAATTTCCATGCCATCGCAAGAACATCCTTTACATGATCTAGGAACTTTCCGATGTAGTATTGTTGACGCGCGGACGAAAGGGGATTTGTAAGATCCAAACCAATAGCCCGATCAGCTTGAGCACGCATCGAAAGCTCACTTTCAACAGAACCATCATCCCTCGGAGGAATTGGTCCAAACGCAATTTCACCCAAACGCCGATACGGGACTCTGCGACCTGGCCCCCAATCAGAAGGAGGCCTTCCAGCAGGATGCATAATAGGAGGTAAAGTAGCAATAGACGCTCGGTCAATACGACTGTCACACTCTGTTTTGATTTGCATTTGAGGGCCACGGAGAATATTGGAGAAAGTTTGCACCTCATACATCCTCTTTTGGTCATTGGCAAGGCGGGTGACTACGAAAGGATAATCATCATATCCGTTAAGGAGTTCATGCTTTGCAAAGCCTTCTGTCTGTGGATGGAATACTGTGCAGTAAATACCTTCAGAACCATCTTCTTCATCAATCAAACGCTGATATGCATAGACAACCATCACAAGGTCATTGTCGTCGGTGATTGGTAGGCGAGTCTGGGTTTTAACCTTTTCTCCATCAAGATACATGGAATCTTTGCCACGCAGCGTTTCAATGGCGTTGTCCACCCATTCTCTGTCCCAACCTTCGTTGGTTACCTTTTTCTCTAGTTCTTGAGCCGTAAGGAATGTTCTCCAGAACATATACGGTGCGCGTTGAGGATCGGAGATATAAGATGGGAACATTACTTCGCCATCGGGAGCGCAAGCATAGACAACGGGGCAGTCAACTGTTTGACGAGGAAGTGGGATTTCCGCTGTGCCGGTCTTACGAAGGTCTCTAATTGCCTTCTTAGCTCTCTTAGTCGAAAGCTCTGGGAAAGATTCCTGCATCAAGTCAATCAAGATTTGGTCATCTTGCCCACTGAGGACAAGCTCCACAAGGTCAGGGGATAATTCGGCAATTTGCTGAAGGCTAATGCTCTGGAGGTAAGAACGCCTCTCACGATTCCAGCCGACGTAAGAAACCATAATCCCCTTCTCCATTAGGTAGTTTCCGCCAAGCTCCATCTGGCGTTTAAAGTCTGGGATATAGGAAGAACGCATCCATTTAAGAAAGCCTGAGACAACTGCAGCTTTAGGCATTGCTGCCATCGATGTTGGAAACGCTTTGATATGCGAACGTGACAATGCTTGGTCAAACAGGGACACATACATATCAATACGCTCGCCAACTACGTTTACCTCTTGGTCAGAAGCACCCGGCCACGGGAAAGCATTCGCCCCGTTTTTACGAAGGTCATCGGATTTACCATCCCAAATGTTTCTGCGGTCATTGTAAGAACGCAAGCATGACTCAAAGTAATAGTCTAAATCAATTAAGCAAGTATCGTAGGCGTTTGTAAGCGCACCAATATCAGGCTTCTTATCCACATAGATAAGGGACTCATCTTCTATTTGTTGAATATCATTCATGCTGTATATTGGTAGTAATCTCCAAGGTCGGAATTGACAAGTATAACATCAACTTCCTTTCCAATCAAGCGTCTTGACATTTGAGCAGGAACTTTGACATTAACACTAAATCCGTCAATCCGCCCCTTCACCCATGTAGGGTTGTTGCAAGTGCCTAGAATCGTAGCCCTCAATGGAGCTTCCGAAATCTCTGGAATAACTTCTTCGACAACCTTTGCAGGGCGTCCTCGTTTCTTTGGTTCTTTTTTTGCGTTCATCTTAGTATCCTCCGCCTCCCTGAGTTGTAACTAAACTGACGGAATTGTCAACGTGATCTATCCCAGAGATTGCTGCATAGCGTAAAACATCAATAACATCCTTCCAAGCCTCCTTTAACCCTCCATCGCCAGTATATTCCGATAACCCTTGGATAATGTTCTCACAGTCAGAACTAATATAGAAATGCGGTCTATTGACAGAATCCAACGGCTTAGTTGTATCCCATGCCATTTTCCCGATCAATGCTTGCAGCCCATCGTCAATATCAAGACCAGGAGCAGGAATACAAACCATTCCGGCATCGTTTAAATCCTCGATAATCGAAGATGAACCATCCTGCACCTGATACTTTGCAGCTCCAAGTCTAGGGTCAATTAACCGCTCGAAAATCTCCTCATCGCCTTCCATTTCCTCAATCAGGTCAACATAGTCGCGGATGCCGTATCCTTGCCCCTTGGCTCCCTCTCCAGGCATCCACTTGCCGTTTCTCCATTCCGCCCAGTCACCTACGTCAACTCCTGGCCATTCACGATAAACCCACATTGTCCCCGTTTCATCAACTGCAATCCAGCACATGAACCAGTTTTTAGAACCAGCAGGGTCGATGATATGATACCTTGTGATGTTGGTCTTAGGAATCTTGTCAGGATCGACCACGTTGACCACTTTGTTGAATTTAGGGAACTTCGTAGCGTGTGACTTCATTGGCACACCGTAAGCACGAATTAGAATC